CTGTTCAGTCATAATAGTATTTCCTGATGTTGGGAACTCATAAGGTAAAACAACTAAATTATACCCATATCCTGTAACGGGTATTGAAGTTTCAGTCGGTGTTGGTGTATTAGTTGGGGTTTCTGTAATAGTAGGCGTAGGTGTTGTTGTTCCTGAAGGTGTTGTGGTTGGGTCAGGTGTGGCCGTTACTGCAGGTGTTGTGGTTGGGTCAGGTGTTGCCGTTACTGCCGGTGTTGCCGTTGGGTCAGGTGAAACCGTTACTGTAACTGATGGCGTTGATGTTAATGTTGGAGTTGGTGTTGTTGTTCCTGAAGGTGTTGTGGTTGGGTCGGGCGTAGCCGTTACTGCCGGTGTTGCCGTTGGGTCAGGTGAAACTGTTATTGTAACTGATGGTGTTGATGTTAATGTTGGCGTAGGTGTTGTTGTTCCTGAAGGTGTTGCCGTTGGGTCAGGAGTTGCCGTTGGGTCAGGAGTCGCAGTTGGGTCAGGAGTTGCAGTTATACTCGGAGTTTCAGATGGTGTTGATGTGACTGTATTGGTTGGGGTTGGGGTTGATGTGGTACCAATTGAAGGAGTAACACTTGGTGTGACCGACGATGTTGGTGTTACAGTTGTTGTAACAGATGGGGTTGGCGTTGTTGTTGTGGTTACTGATGGTGTTGGTGTTGGTGTTGGAGCTACTGATGATGGGCTTGGTGTTGGTGGAAAAGCCTCATCATCAACAATTTCAATGGAATTTTTATAATAAGATTGGAATGTTGAATTAACCAACCAAATCGTTTTAGTTTGACCGGGTTCTAGTAATAAATCATAAACCCACATGTTATTTGCACATTCTTGATATGAGAATGTTTGTATTGTCGAGGTGTCGTTAGTTAAAACGTATTTTTTACAAGCCATTGTAGTAATTCTTTATTATTAAATATCAGATTGATAAATTAAACTTGAGTCAATATAACAATTATTAAAGGTTTTTATAATGTTGTTGTAGGTGTTGGTGTTGGTGTTACTGTTGGTGTTACCGTAACCGTTGGAGTTGGAGTTGGAGTTGGAGTTGGAGTAACAGATGGTGCTGGAGGTAATTCACAATCAGGACATTTCCAATCTAGTAATGTGTATTTGTTTTTTAGTATTCTAAAATTATGTTGTATTTGAGATGCATCTAACGGTTCGGTATACATCCTAAACGCACTAATATCGCCAATAAAACTCCCACCAAAAATTTCTTCAATATGGATTTCAGTTGTAAGACCCGAATAAATTGTTTCATCCAAATCATTTGTTGTTAAACACTCAGGGTCTTGTTGATATGTAATACCCGATAATTCAGGAGGACATCCTCCCGAAAAAGTTAAATTATCTTTTAATCCTTGTGTTCCGCCACCAACAGAAATATTGTAAGGAACACCAATTTGTTTTTCTTTGGCAGTATTTAACGGTCTTGGAATAATTTCTTCAAAATCATCAATTGTCATTAATGGATATCCATTTACAAAGATTTTAAGTTTACCTAAACGATATTTTCTTTGTTGAATCCAAAAATCATTCATGATTACCTCATCAGTAACCGCAGGGTCATATTTCTTTTCGTGAGTTAAAGGAGGTTCAATCAAACTTACACTATTGTTTGCAGTAGATGCTGTATAAATTTGAGTAACCAATTGTCCCAAACCACCTAATGTATAAGCATCCGCACATTCAAGATACGCATTTCTTTGAAACACCGCATCAATTTGAACCCAATGTTCGTTATTAATGTAAGTTGTTCCTGAACAGATATCAAAAATACCTCTGGTTGAGCACCACTCTAAAACTGTTGTACCTGTTACAAATTGTATATCGGTTGAACACGCACTTACAGGTAAACAAGCACCTGTTATAATATATTCTTTAACACAAACTCTTGGATTCCCTGTATCCCCACTCAACCTTATTGACATACCATTTGATACACCATCAAATAAAGGGTCTTCTTCCGGATTACTTGCTTTTACAACACAACTACACGGACATCCACAATTACAATTTACGGAGGTATATCCTGATACTTGATAAACTTTCATACAGGTGTGTCCTGTATTACCAGATTCAGTTAAACAACCACAAGTGTTCATACAAGTTAACCCCGAAGTTACTCTTGTATATCCTGTATCTTGTTTTGGATGACCATCCGCATAGTGATAAAATTTATTTTCCGCACGTGTACCCATATAGAAGAAGGTACCCTTATTGTCAGGATAACGATTATTCAACCCAACATTTGTATCTCCCGTCCAACGGTACTTTAGTAAAAACTCCGCTGTCCAACCCCAAGCATTTCTTGTTGGATAAATTTCGTAGTCATATCCTTGTAGTTTATAAAATCCTTGATAGAATCCACCCTCAAGTCTTGCAATTCTACCAACAGGACCACCTTCATCAACCCAACGTAAACCATATGAATACGAATCATCATTAACCAATCTGTTTTCATTTGTTGTAAATCCGGTGATAGGATGCATTTTAAATCTTCTATCATACTTGTATCTTGAGAAGATATCAGGAGGACTTGTGTATAAACCTGTTGTAATATCAATTGTTTCCCCCGACATATTTGGAACCAACCCGTTATCAATACCTGTCAACCCTACGTCACACAAAGTTTGTGCTGAGGGACAAAAATTTGGGTCAATGTTTGTTGGGTTATAATAATTTTCAGATACAAGTGTCTCAATATCGAAGTTTCCACAATCTCTACAAACGGTTGTTTCATCCGAGTTGAAATCAAACTTAAATGGCATTCTATTACCATTGTCTTCACCAATCAATAATGGTGAGAAAACAACGTCTTCGTTGTAATCCCTTTCATCTGATGCTAGACAGAAATCGGTGACTTCATTCAACGGAATTAATCCCCATCTTCTGTAATTGTATTGATTGATATTCTGATATGCCATAAACTAATGATAAATACCAATCCAAAGAGTATTTATTGTAAAAACTTATGCTTAAACTTAACGAGGAATATTTTGACAATAAGTATTACTTCCTTTTGAGAGAAAAAAAGGATGGTGGTCATCTTTGGTTTGCGGTTTCAAACAATCTTAATGAAGCTCGTGAAAAGGACATGTATATTAAAGTCCCAAAAGAACTTGTTAAAAAACTACAGAAACACTTAACTAAATTAATCAAATTAAAAAAGTTTAAAAATACGGATGAGTTGAATTCTGAGTTAGAGGAAATTGTAAACTCTGATGGAGTTATGCAAAGTTCTAAAGTACCAATTCTTGACCCAAGATTACATCCGAAAAAAACTATGGACCAAACTGTAGTTGCAACAACACAACCAGGTAATTTCTTGGCTAGAACATACTACGGTGGAAAAACATATGTTGGAGAAGAGGATATGTCCAAAGCTTTTGGGTATGAGGAAACAAAAGATTTACCTCCGAAAAAAACTGTAAAGAAGTTGAAAGACATGGGAGTTGATGACCCTGTTGGTAGGGCTAAAGAATTTGGTAAAGACCCGAAAATAAGCCAAGATATTAAAGAACCTGATTCCGATATGAGAATTAGAATTACCGAAAAAGAAAAAATTCAGGAAATTCAAAAAAGAAAAATGGAACAACTCGTTAAAAACATTTTGAATACATTGTAAAATGAATAGTAAACTATATGATAACGCACAAGGACAAGTCTTGATTCCAAAACAAATCAAAGACCAACTTCGTAATGCGTTTTCAATGGCTAAAGGAGCCAATGAAAGAACCGAGGGGTATACTCGTAATCAAGAATTACAATCTCAAGAATCTATTTCATATCCTCAACTTAAAAGAATTAAAAATTTTTTTGACAATTATCAAGGTAAAGAAAACGAATTTCCATTTATTCTTAATGGTGGTAGAATAATGAAGAATTGGGTTGATTCAGAATTAAATCGTATGAGAAATAATGTCAAAGATAGAAACCACTCATCCAAGCCAGACGATTCCAAAATTACACATTCAGACATTAAAAACAATGTAAAAGATTTGGCACGTCCATCTCAACAACATAAAACAACAGGTAACAGACACTCAACATCAATTGCGGATGTGGCGGTTACTGAAAGTTTAAAAAGAATAAAAGAACTAATCTCAAAAATTTAAAATTATGTCAAGTTCAAGTCCTTACAACATTGACTTAAGTCAAACCGAAACTAATCAGTTGACAGCAATCGCAGATGCTGAAAGAAAAAAATTGATTACAAGAAACGATTTCCAACAAACCGCCGATGAGTATGGTGTAACCAATTCACAAGCACTTGCTGATGGTGATGACATGGGTCGTGGTACCGGTGTTTTTCTTGATGTCTATAACGATGGTGCGGGTACTATCACCGATGTCTCTGAAAGGAAAAACGAAATTAAAATTAATAGATTCAACAAATTTAACACTTATCCAAACTTCTAATGAAACTAAGTGGCATCTTTAAAGAACTTATAACTGAGGCGGCATCAATTGATGCTGTTCAAGATGCCATTAAAAAACGTCAAGTGGTTATCATTTATTATGATGGTGATGAACCGGGTGGTCGTGGTCTTAGACAAATAGAACCTGTTTGTTTGGGTAGAAGTAAAAGAAATAATTTAGTACTAAGAGCTTGGGACGAGGAAGGTGCATCTCACAGAGGGTATTTGGGAACAAGACCTATGCCGGGTTGGAGATTATTTAAGTTGGAAAAAATAATGTCTTTTAAGCCAACGGGAGAAACTTTTGATACACCAAGACCAAATTATAATCTAAGTGGTGACAAAAGTATGAATTCTGTTATTATTAATGCAAAATTTTAATTGAAATGGATATAGAAAAATTAATGATGGCAAAAGCCATTATGGACAGAGGAAAAGAAATGGATAAAGGAGGAAAAATCCCTCAAAGTAATTCATCAAGAGTTCAAGTTGAAAACTTTGATGCACCTTCAGTAAAATATAATATCCCACCTGATATTCTTTCTGAAGTACAACATCCAACCCCTCAAATGCCAAGTAGTAAATTTTTGAATCAGGGTTACCCTGCAGCATCTGTAAGTGCGATTGAGAAATCCAAATTACCTGATGAGATTAAAAAGTTGATGATTGAACACCCTATTGAACAACCAGGTGGAATGAGTAATACCGTTACACTGTCTGATGATTTAATTGAAAGAGCGTCAAGACTGATGGGTACAAAGAAAGTTACAGAACAAGTAGTTTCTCAATCAAGTCCATCAAACACATTAAACACATCAAACACATCAGACATGAAAGAGATGATGAAAAGTGTTGTTAAGGAAGTATTAAAAGAAAACGGTATGTTGATTGAATCTGTAGAAAGAACCAATGATAATTTTAAATTTCAAGTAGGTAATCATATTTTTGAGGGTAAACTCACGAAAATCAAAAAACTCAAATAAAGAACTTTTCTAATTTTCATATTTGTCTTATATTTTTCAAACAAAATATAAGTACATGTCGAAAATTAATGTTTTAGTTATCCCCTCGGACCGTTCAGGTGTGGGTAAGTTCCGTTCTATGGACCCACACATTTTCTTACAATCAAAATATCCTGAAGAATTTCACGTAGAGATTGATTTCAATCCTCCAATGGATAATTTGGAGTTTTGGAAAAAGTTTCAAATAGTCCATTACCACAGAGCAATCAGTCAAAATTACGACTATTCCGCTCAATTTGTGCAAAAATTAAACTCTATGGGTATTGTCACAATTTGTGACATTGATGATTATTGGGCACCAACAAAAGACCACCCAATTCATGATATTATCATGTACAACAAAATACATGAGAAAATTGTTGCAAACTTAAAAGTTGCCCAATTTGTTACTACAACCACAGTTCATTTTGCAAACGAAATTAAAAAGTTCAACAAAAATGTCTACGTTCTTCCAAATGCAATAAATCCGGATGAACCACAATTTAAAGAAGTAACACCCGAACATGATAAACTTCGTGTTGGGTGGTTAGGTGGTTCTTCTCACTTGACAGACATTCAATTATTAGACGGTAGTTTTGCCAAAATTGTTGATAAAAAAGATAAGTATCAATTTGTTTTGTGTGGATTTGACACAAGAGGTACTATAACCGAAATAAATTCAGATACTGGCGAACACAAGAAAAGAGATATCAAACCTGAAGAAACTGTTTGGGCTAGATATGAAGAAATTTTTACGCAAAAATATAGAACTGTATCACCTGAATTTCACAAGAAACTCTTGTTGTTTCAACAACAAGAATATTCTGAGTTTATGCATGAGTCGTACCGAAGAGTTTGGACTTTACCTGTAACAAGTTATGCAAAAAACTACGCAAAATTTGACGTATCTTTGGCACCAATTAAAAATCACATTTTTAATAGAATGAAGTCTCAGTTAAAAATTATTGAAGCAGGATTTTACAAGAAAGCAATTATTGCGTCAAATGTTGGTCCATATACAATCGACTTGAAACATTGCTTAGAAAATGGTAAATTTGTAGATGGAAATGCAATGTTAGTTAATGAGGCAAGAAATCACGCAGATTGGGCAAAGTTTATTAATAACTTAATTGCGAATCCTAATTTGGTGAAAGACATGGGTGAAAGGTTGTATGAAACTGTCAAAGACACTTATGATTTGAACAACGTAACAAAAACAAGAGCTGATATTTACAAAAGTTTAGTAAAATGATAAAAACACCAATTACAAGAATTCTATTCCTTGACATTGAAACTGTTGGTTTGTCAAAGGATTATGATACATGCAGATTAGAACACCCAAAAATTGCCGAACAGTTCGACAAATATTTTGATTGGTTTCTTAAAAGATTTCCTGAAGACCAACTTATCAATAAGAATCTACAAGAACAGAAAAATTTAATTTTTTCATCAAGAGCGGCTTTGGTCCCTGAATTTGCAAAGATTGTTTGTATTAGTGTTGCATTTGTTATGGAAAATGGAGAGGTTAAAAAACAAACGTTCCATAATGATGATGAAACACAACTTTTGAAAGATTGTCAAAAATTACTTGACAGATGTGGTAGATTAGAATTTTGGTTGTGTGGTCATAACTTGAAGAATTTTGATATTCCCATGATGGCAAAAAGGATGATTATTAACGGTCTAATGCCACCATCAATTCTTCCAACTTACGATACTAAACCGTGGGAAATCAAGGCTATAGATACCAAAGAAATTTGGCAGTACGGAGCATATACCGCAATTGGTTCTTTGGACCTTATGTGTACTTGTATGGATGTCCCTTCACCAAAAGAAGGTGAGGTTACCGGTGACAAAGTTCACGACGCTTATTGGAATAGAGGTATGTTAAAAGAAATTGCCGAATATTGCGAAAGAGATGTTGAGGTATTAATTGACGTAATCAAAAAATTAAAAGTATTAAAATCATGAGTGAATTAAATTTAAACGACGATGAATTGAATAAAGAGTTTGTAAAACTCTTAGAAGAAATTAAAAACTTCAAACCTGATGGTGAGAATGACGTTTTAGACGAATTAAAAAACAACATTGGATTTGACTTGAATGACTTTGAAGATTTTTTATCCAACGGGTTGAGTAGAAAAATAGTGGCATATAAAAAACTACACGAGGATGCGGTTGACCCTGAATATGCTTATGACTCAGATTCAGGTTTTGATTTATTTTCAACTGAGGAAGCTCATTTTGTGGGATTTGAAAGAAAATTAATTCCAACAGGTTTATCTTTTGATATTCCTGAAGGTTTTGAAATTCAAGTTAGAACCAAAAGTGGGTTAGCACTTAAACAAGGTTTGGTTGTTTTAAATAGTCCTGGAACTGTTGACCAAGGATATACTGGTGAGGTTAAAGTTATTTTAATGAATATGAATAATCGACCAACCATTGTGAATAAAGGTCAAAAAATTGCACAAGCTGTTTTGTGTCCTGTAGAAAGTGGTAAGAAAATATTCTTACATGAAGTTGAAGAATTTGTTCAAAAAGAACGAGGTTCTAATGGTTTTGGTTCAACAGGAATTTAATATGGAATTGAAATACGAAAACAACTTGAGTCCAATCTTACCTGAAGGGGTAAAAAACTATTTGATTGATATCGATGGGACCATAACTGAGGACGTACCAAATGAGGACTTACTCAGAATGGCATCCGTTTACCCTTATGAGGGTTCCGTTGAAATGATTAATCAGTGGTATGATGACGGTCATATTATTACCTTTTTTACCTCAAGGACTGAGGAACATAGAAATGTTACAACTCTTTGGTTAAATAAACACGGATATAAGTATCACCACTTGTTAATGAACAAACCTCGTGGTGGAAACTACCATTGGATTGATAACCATATTGTGAGAGCCACCAGATACAATGGAAAGTGGACACCCTTAACAACTAAAAAGTCAGACATACAAGTTTTTGAACAATGATAACAGTCGCATTTAGCACCCGAAAAATTGACCCCCAATTTATAGAATTACTTAAAAGAACCTCAGGAATAAAAAATCTTGAGGTTCTACCTTTTGAGAACAATGGAGAATATTCATTGACTCAAGTTTATAATATGGCACTTACACAATCATCAAATGATATTGTTGTTTTGTGTCACGATGACCTTTATTTTGATAGTAATAATTGGGCACAAAAAGTTGTGAATCATTTCAAGAGAAATGAAGATTACGGTATTTTAGGTGTTGCCGGTTCTACCAAATTACCAAAGTCAGGGATGTGGTGGGAAGACCGTTCAAAAATGAAAGGTATTGTTAATCACGAAAGTGGAGGTAAAAAATGGGAATCAAAATACTCTCCAAGTAAGGGTAACGAAATTGAAGATGTTGTTTTAGTTGACGGACTTTTTATTGCCGTTCATAAAGAAAGAATCCAAGAAAACTTTGACGAAAATGTAAAAGGTTTTCACTTTTATGATGTAGATTTTTGTTATAGAAATTTCCAAAAAGATGTTAATATTGGAGTGATTTATGATGTTAGAATTACTCACAAATCTATTGGTCAAACCAACCAACAATGGGAGGAAAATAGAAAAGAGTTTTCAAACAAATATTCAAATCAATTACCAATAAAAATTCTACCAAATTTGGATATGTCATCCAAACTTAAGGTGATGATTACTTGTTTGTCATTTAAGAATTTTACAGGTTCTGAAATGTATGTTTTTGAACTCGCCAAAGGTCTTAGAAAATTAAATTGTGAAGTTACCGTGGTTTCAAACATTGGTGGACCAATAACTACCATGGCAAATAAACTCGGTATTAAAACTTTGGGATTCACAGAGTTCCCAGGATTTAAACTTGGTGACGGAAAGTGGGGGTTTGATACACCACAAGGTGTTCAACCAAGTAACCCCGGTACAATGTATAAAGTATCTGACCCTGATTATGACATCATTCACGTACAACACAAAAACATTACGGACAAGGTTGTGGAGATTTATCCAAAGATTCCAAAAATCGCAACAATCCACTCTGAGGTTATTACACTTGAAAGTCCGGTAAAGGATAAAACGATTGTTAATTACATTACTATTCGTCCTGAAATCCAAAGTCATATTGTTAATATGTTTGGAATTCCTGAGGAAAACACCAAAGTCATTTATAACCCAATTGATGATACTCGTTTTAACACAAAAAACACCAAAGATGATGGTTACATTTTGTTTGTTGGTACCGTTGATTATTTGAGAGATAAAGCCATGACTGAATGTGCAGAATATGCAGAATCAATCGGGAAAGAATTGTGGATTGTTGGTGATATGAATGGTGGAAATATTGGTCACCTTTTGGAGAAACCATTCGTAAAGTATTTCCCCGCAACCAAAGATGTTGAGAAGTTTGTGAAAAACTGTTCAGAAACTGCAGGTATTCTATTGGGTCGTACAACCATTGAAGGATGGATGTGTGGTAAACCTGGTTGGATTTATACTGTAGACCCATTTGGTAATGTTATGACAACAGAAAAACATGAGGTACCTGAAAATGTGTCAAAGTATTCATCAACAGAAATTGTGAAGGAAATCAAACAATACTACATTGACACCCTGAATTTATGGTGGGATGAAAGAGAAGATAGTATTGAATCTAAAGATTTTAATAAGTTGTTCTTTAACGGTAGAAAGATTACACCAGACAACACCAAAAATTGGGGTGACCTTATCCCATATAAAATCCTCAAAGAGCTCTCTAAGAGTGAAAAACTGAAGGATTCACAGGTGTTTAACGTAAAGAACCCAATGACAAAATATCCTGTGATATCCACAGGTAGTGTAATGCACTTCACAAACCCAGAATCTATTGTTTGGGGTACAGGATGTATTGATGAAAAGATGGTTGGTCAACAACCCAAAAAAATATATGCGGTTAGAGGTCCGTTAACTCAACAAGAACTTGAATTGAAAGGTTGGGAATGTCCTGAGGTTTATGGTGACCCAGCGTTACTATACCCAATGATTTACAACCCCCAAGTTGAGAAGAAATATAAATGGGGTTTTATTCCTCACTACATTGAGTTTGAATCTGATTCAGATTTGGATGTGATTCACCATATGGAGAAACTTGGATTCCAAATTATTGATGTTTGTTCTGGTTCAGAAAAGTTTATTGATGAGTTGTTGGAATGTGAGAATGTTATTTCATCATCACTCCACGGTCTTATCGCCGCTGACGCATATGGAATACCAAATGCAAGAGTTAATGTTTCAAACAAACTAATTGGTGGTGATTTTAAATTCAAGGATTATTGTTACTCAGTTGAGAGAGAATTGGATTACGGTTATCAACTAACAAATGAAACAACTTTAGAAGATATTATTGGTTTACATTTCAATAAAACCATTACCTTTGACAGAGAGAAACTTTTGGAATCCGCACCGTGGAATTTTGAAGAGAATAAGGAAATTTTTTAATATGATATATTGGTTCACTGGACAACCCGGTCATGGTAAGACCGTTCTTAGCCTTTTGTTAAAGGGTTATTTAGAAAAAACTTACCACAAAAATGTCATTCATATTGATGGTGATGATTTACGAGCAATCTACGAAAACAAAGATTACTCAAAAGAAGGTAGAATTAAAAACATTACCTTTGCCCAACAGTTGGCACATTTTTGTAATGTAAAAGGTTTTGATGTTGTTGTTAGTTTAGTTAGTCCTTACAAAGAAGTTCGTGATGAATTCAAAGAAAAATTGAAGGGTAAAATCCACGAGATTTATGTTCACACCACAGAAAAACGTGGTAGAGAAGACTATCATGTGGCAGATTACGAACCTCCAACAGATGAGTTTATTGAGGTAGATACAACCTACGATACCCCCGAGGAATCATTAAGATATATTACAAGTGGGGTGGGTTTATGAAATATAATACCTACTTCTGTGACATAGACGGAACGGTTTTTAAATACAGACTTTTTGATGAGTTAAAAACCACTCAAGCCGAGGTCATAGAATCAACAAAAGATTTATTGGTAAAGTGGTATAACGAAGGTCATCATATTGTAATGACAACGGCAAGACCTGAGGAATTAAGAAACTTTACCGCAACAGAATTATTTAACAACGGAATTCCACACCACCAATTGGTTATGGGTATTGGTAGAGGAATTAGATTTGTTATAAATGATATGGACCCAAATAAAGAAGGAAAAAGGGCTCATGCAATTAATCTCTATAGGGATAAGGGATTTGACATTAATGTGGACTAAAAATATACATGTTCAGTCTTCTTTGGAAAGAAAAGACGGACAATTCGCAATGTTTGTAGGTAGATGGCAACCTCTTCACAAAGGTCATCAAGAATTATTTAAACAAGCAATGGACGAGGGTAAGAATGTTCTAATCTGTATTAGAGACATAAAACCCGATGAAAAGAATCCATTCACTGCTGAAGAAGTAAAAGAAAACATCACAAACTTCTACTCACAAGAATATATTGACGGTAAAGTAAGAGTTATGATTATCCCTGACATTTGTTCTATTGAGTTTGGTCGTGGTGTTGGATATGACATCATTGAGAGAGTTCCACCTCAGGAAATTGGTGAAATCTCTGCAACTAAAATCAGAGAAGAAATGAAACAAAATGGTCAGTTATAAAAGACATATCGCCAAAACATTAACATGGAGATTAGTGGGTACCATTGATACCATGTTATTGGGTTGGTTGGTAACAGGTAATTTAAAAATTGGACTTGCAATTGGGGGGTTAGAAGTAATAACTAAGATGGTTCTTTATTTCCTTCATGAAAGAGTTTGGTACAAATATGTTAGATACGGTCTAAACAAGGATACCGATTAAGACTTTTGTTTTTTATATTTAATCATATCTTGTTAAAAAACAAAAATTATGCAGGATATTAATTCAGAGAATATAAAGAAAGTTTATATCTATGAAAGTCCCGACAAAGGTAATTCAATTTATCAAAGGGAATTTATGACACCCCACAATACTCGAGAATTAATCACTAAAATAGAAGAATGAGAAAAAAACAAACTCCAACAGCAACACCATCTACGACATCGTCTGAACAATATAAATCAAAAAAAGACATTATATGTTCAATTCTAAAAAAGAAAACAAAAGAAAAATTTCTTTCAGTGAGTCAGAGAGTGTATTATGAAAAATTAAATAAAGGTGAAATTATAATTTGTTCAGGTCCTGCAGGTGTTGGTAAAAGTTATATCGCAATGAAAGCGGCGGTAGACCTTTTGGCAGACCCAACAACACCATACGAAAAAATTATTATCGTAAGACCGGCAGTTGAAGCCGAAGAAAAATTGGGAGCTTTACCTGGTAATGTTGAAGAAAAATTGGACCCATATATTTTCCCTTCTTACTATCTTTTAAATAAAATTATTGGTAAAGAAGTTCGTGAAAAATTAAAAGAAATTGAAGTTATCGAAGTATTTGCCTTGGCATACATGAGAGGTATGAACATTGACAATTCAATTTTGATTTTTGAAGAAGCACAAAACTCAACCCCAAATCAAATGAAATTATTGTTAACGAGAATTGGATTTAATAGTAAATTCTTTATTTCAGGTGACTTGGAACAAACCGACCGATACAAAGATAAAAGACAATCAGGTTTGTGGGATGCTATTCACAGATTTGAAAATATGGATAATATTTTAACTCATACATTTGGAGATGGTGACGTTGTTAGAAATCCATTAATTACCAAAATACTACAAAAATACGAAGATAAAAATGAGAATAGCAATTGACGTTAATGGAGTACTTCGTGATACACTAACTAAGATTCAACAAGTGTATGAAAGGTGGTACATTGATAACCAAATAAAACAAACTGATGACGATGATTTTCAATACGAAATCATTTCTGATGTTACTACTTTGGATTTGGCAAACCACTTAAAATTTAAAGACGAAGACGAAATTTATAATTTTTTGTATGTGGACCATACAATGGAAATATTTGGTCATTCACCATCTGTTGAGATGAATACTTTTGTGGATTTGAACGACTTTTATTTTGATAAAAGAGATGAACACGAAATACTAATTGTTTCCGATGAAATTGCTAAATCTAAACCGGCAACATTATTTTTTATTTCTAAGTTTGGTTGTCAATTAGAAAAAGTAAAATTTTACAGTAAAGTAACTATGGATAATCTTTGGGAAGAGTTAGATATTTTGGTAACCGCAAACCCTGAATTAATAATTAACCACCCAAAAGATAAAAAAATAATAAAGTTTAACACAACATATAACACAAATATTGATTGTGAGACAAGTATTAGTACTATTAAAGAATTAAAAGAAATTAAATTTTAATAACATGCAACAAATTTTCGGTGAAAACTATTTTATTGATTTTGATGAAATTGAAAAATATATTGATTTATCATTAAAAGAAGATGAAATTCAAACTACGGGTGAAACAGCAGACCAAAGAATTAACTTAGTTAAATACGAATTAATTAAATTAATGTTAGATGTTATTTTAACAGAAAATGAAGAATTTGATGAAAAAATGGCAATGAAAGGGTCCAATGGTCCTTCAATACCATTTAAACTAGCTTTCAATTCATTATTGAATAAAAAAATTATAAACCACTATTAAAATGAACGAAGAACAGATTTTAAAAATAAAAGAATCAATCTCAAAACTTCGAGATAAAAACTCGAGGATTTATTTTTTTGTGCACGACACAAAGGGTAATGCCAAAGCATCCATAAAATACATTTATGATTGTGCACTAACACTTAAAAGAAATGGATTTAACACAACTATTTTACACGAGAAAAAAGATTATACCGGTGTTGAAAAATGGTTAGGTGAAAATTACATGTCAGAATTACCTCACCAATCAATTGAAGGTGAAAACATTCAAGTTTCTCCTGAGGACTTTTTGATTGTACCTGAAGTTTTTGGATTTATGATGGAACAGGTAAAAGATTTACCTTGTGGTAAAATTGTTTTATCACAATCATATTCATCTATGTTAGAAACTTTACAACCGGGTCAAACTTGGAGTCAATTTGGGTTTTTGAAATGTATTACAACATCAAATAAACAAAAAGAACACATTGAAGGAATTATGAGAAATCAATCTTTTGATGTTATTGAACCTTACATTTCGGAGGTTTTTGAAAAACCATCAACACCACCAATGCCAATCATTGGTGTACATACAAGACATCATGAAGACACTGTAAATCTTATTAAAACATTTTACTTGAGATTTCCTCAGTTTAGATGGTTTACATTCCGTGATTTAAGAGGTTTATCACATGAAGAATTTGCAAATGCGATTTCAGAATGTTTCTTAACAGTATGGGTTGATAGAGAGAGTGGATATGGAACGTTCCCACTTGAATCTATGAAATCTGGAGTACCTGTCATCGGAATTGTACCCGAGTTGGTACCAAGTTGGATGAATGAGGATAATGGAATTTGGGTTAAAGACCAAATTTTACTACCTGAATTAATTGCAGACTGGTCACAAAATTGGTTAGAAGATAATATCTCACCTGAGATTGTTTCAAAAATGGATGAAACAATCGAAAAATTACAATCCAAAGAAAGTTTCGAAACTCAAGTTGTTGAGACTTTCACAAAATATTTAAATAATCGTGCTTCTTCAATGGAAGAACAAGTTTCAAAATTTACAGAATAACATGAAAGAAATCTTAGACGTAACCGTAGTATTACCAATTAAATCATCATTACCGAGAGATTTTGATGAATATTTTGGAAGAGCAATTCAGTCCCTACAAAATCAAAAAACAGGGTTTAAAGAATTACTGATTGTAGCTTCTCAAGAAGAACAACTAAACAATTACTTGAATGAGTTTGATTTTGGTGATTTACCCCACAGAATAATTAAATGGGATGGAGAGTCAAACTTTGCTAATCAAGTAAATTTTGGTATCGAAAACTCATCATCAGAATGGATTACCGTATTTGAGTTTGATGACGAATATTCCGCAATTTGGTTTGATAATGTTAAAAAGTATGCAACATATTACCCTAGTGTTCAATCGTTTATGCCTGTGGTTGTTGACGTTGATGAAAAGGGTGTATTTGCTGGTTTTACAAACGAAGCAGTTTTTGCGGCAAATTTCTCTCAAGAAATGGGATTCCTCACCAACGATATTTTACAAGATTATCAAAACTTCCAATCAGCTGGTATGGTGTTTAAAAAATCAGTATTTGATGATTTTGGTGGTTTTAAATCGAGTATCAAACTAACTTTTGTTTACGAATTTTTACTAAGGTTGACATATAATTCAGTTGTTATGATGACTATTCCAAAATTTGGGTATAAACATACCAACATGAGAGAAGGTTCTATATTTTGGAATTATAAAAATGGAACAGACCGTATGGTAGACGATGAAGTTAAGTTTTGGGTTCAAACGGCTAAAAAGGAATATTTCTTCAAAGAAGATAGAACCATAAAGTATGACTCACCGTCTAATTAATGTCTGAAACTGTAACAGGTCTAACCGAAGATGTTACATCCAAAAAAAGAGGAAGAAAGGCTGTTCAAACAAATTATTTTGATGTCAGGGAAGAGGATGCGGTAAGAGCTTTTTTATTAGCAGAAACCTTTGAAGAAAAAAATAAAATATACAATGAATATCTTAGGGGTCCTCTTGATAAGATGATTTCATCGATTATTAGGAGATACAAATTGTATCGAAAAGATATGGATTTCCGTGAAATTCATACAGATACGCATTCTTTTTTGATGACAAAGGTTGATAAATTCAAACCTGATAAAAACAAAAAAGCATATTCATATTTTGGTACAATTTGTAAAAACTATTTGATGGGTCAAATAATCAAGGACCAAAAAGAAACTAATAGAAAAATTTCATATGAAGATATTTCTTCCTCGTTGGAAGAGAGACCTGATATGATGTATACTATTGATAATGATGTTGTCGAATCTGATTTTGTAATATCCACTTATCTTGACGAATTAAGGGATTATGTTCAGAATGAAAACCTTTCTGATAGTGAAAAAAAATTAGGATTTGCGTTGATTGATTTATTTGAAAATTACGAAACCATATTTTCAGGTACTGACAACAATAAGTTCAACAAAAATATTATTTTACTTTCATTAAGGGAAATGACAAATCTAACAACAAAAGAAATTAGGAACTCGATGAAAAAGTTTAAAAAACTATACGGAGTGGTCCAAATGAAAGTTAAATATTAACTTTTCATATTTTTTTTAGATATTTCCTATAAAAGTATTTATAGGTATGCCAAGACCACAGAAAAAAGAAATCACATTTACTAAGGATTCAATCCTATCGCTCATGCAAGAAATCTACAACGAACTTGTTGAGCAAAGAAACACTGCGATTAGAATTCAAAACAAAATGATTTCTATGATGAAGGAACCCGAAGACATGAAAGAAATCGGACCTGTGTTGGAAAAACAACAAAAAATAATTAACGATTGTGTTGAAAAAAAATTAACACTTTCAAAACTCCAATCATCAATTTGGGAAAAAACAAACAGTCAACAAGAATCTTTCAGTTTAACTGATTTTGACGATGATACTTTCGCAAAATTAATTGAGAAGGATTCCGAAATAGACGATGATAAAGAAATTTATAAGTTGTAATGCCATTATTAAATTCAAACCCAACAGACTTAACGGCAGGATATAAAAATATATCTTCACAAATTTCCGCATTTCAAGCTTATACTGCGGTTTCAACAGCATCAAATGATGTTGATAGAACTCAAGGTAATTCAGATGCTGAAAGTCAGCAAAATATTGCAACGGGTTTGAATCAAATCTCAGAAGCACAAAAAAGATTTCAACGAAATGTACCAACTTCATATGATGAATTATTAGGTTTAATTCAAAAAACTCAGGGAAAGGGAAGTGCAACTTCTAAAGAATTAAGAAAAATTCTTTTACAAACCGCACTTAAAATGGAACCTTATGTTAATCAAATTGTTAAAGAACAAGCATTAAAATTATTGGGTTGTTCTCAAGAACAAACATATCAAGGGATAAGTCAACTTCAAATTAACCAAGTAGGAACACTATCCGAATTAGACGAACAATATGGAATTTATGTTAAAATTTCTGACATTGATTTTAATAAAACTTTAACAATTAAACCAACTTCTTTAGTTGGTAGGGCTACGTATGATGCAAAATCTTTAAAACCTCTCAATTTTTATAAAAACTACAAAGGAAAACAACCCTTCCCAATGAATTATGAATTGTGGGAAAGGACTCAAAACGCAGATGAAACATATAAAGAGGAGTACGAAGTTTTCTATAATGGTGGAGGAACAAAACAAAGAATTTTTGACATATCTTACGTAAACCAAGATGGTATAGGAAATCAAGGAGATTTTTTTAGAGTCTTTTTACTTAACAGGGAAGGAGCACCAACTGGAACTACAGTTAATAAACTTGCATACTCCGCACAAACTATTGGTAAATCGTTATCAGATTATTATCAATCAATTAAAATTTTTCAAGCAAAACAATTTGCAGGTACTCTCTTGAATTTATTAGTGGGTACTTTAAGTTCAGGATTATCTATTACACAAATTGAAAAACAAACAAAATTAGCACTTATTATTAGTAGAGTTTTGGGAAGGTGTGAGGCCGGTCCAAGTGAAATAGATGTTAGTGGTGTTGCTAAAGTTTCCGAAGTTGATGTTGATGATAACGCATTTTTCGAATTTGACCAAATTGATTTAAAAAACATTGATACAATCACAAATAATTTTAAACAAAATGTTATAGAATATGAAGAATGTGATAACATAAAATTTCCTGTAGATAACAATTCGTTATTAACTCAATTAGGTGATTTAGACGGTATTGAGGATTTGGCAATTGAAGAACAAGTATCCGCCGTTGAAGGTATTTTAGATTCGATACCCAATTCACTTAATCAAACAACTCAAAGTATTGGTTTTACAAATCCTTTCAATCAGGATGTTTTAAAAAAAATACCAGAAGCATTGGCATATACTATTTTAAACCCTAAAGTATTACTACCCATTTTTACTTTTAAACAAGTTCTTGAAAACCAAGTTTTAGGATTTACAAATCAACTAATTGTAAGTGGTAATACTGTAATCAATGTTGTTAACGGTTTAGTACAATCGGCAAATACAATAAATCAATTAGCAAATCCCGTAATTGACGATGGTGTTGATTTTGCCAAAAAATTAAGACAATTCATATTTGGTGTGGTTGGAGCAATTGCCGAAAAATTTCTTGAGGTTTTGTTTCAAGTTTTAAAGAAAAATCTTTTGAATTTGATTAGAGTTATTTTAGGTGATATTGCTAAAACAACTAAAGACGTAAGAATTAAAAAAATCCAAGCTCTTTTGGATGCAGGTGAATTTTTAGTAACAACATTTGTTGCAATTACAAATTATCGAGAGTGTAAAAGTTTGATAGCTCAAATTCAAAAAATACTAAAATTAATATCAAGACAATTACCAAACACAACCCCACTTTCAAAATCTTTAGTTGGTTTGGCAGATTATTTACCAGGAGTTTCACCTGAAAGAGCAACTATTAACGCAATTGAAATTGCCCAAAAATTCGGATTACCTACAGGGGCACTTGCAGATGGTCAACCAAATAAGATGATTTTTTATCAATTAGCAACACAAAAGGGATTAAAATTTGAAGATGCCGCTAACGGGGTTGTTGATATAGGGATAAATCCTATTACATTATTACCAGTGGGTAAAAATAGATAACATGACACAAGAACAATTTAAAGTAATCAATGAAACGGTAAAGGAATGTAAAAATTTACCCAATACAAAGTTAGAGGAAACTATGGATGAACTTCATACAGAGTTTGAAACAACCAAAAACACTATTTTAGGTATGAGTTTTTATTTGGATAAATTAGAGGAATTGTACAATACACTTCTTAAAGAATACAAAGAAAGAAATAACTAATGGCAAGAATTTGGTATTATGCAAAAGTTATAGACAACCAAGACCCATTAAATCTTGGTAGAATTAGGGCTGAAATTTTAACCGATGATACCAGTGCTATTAGAAAATCTGATGTCTTTAACCCAATCAAGGATAAGTGGACTGAAAATGACCCATTCACATTTAATTCATTATTACCAATAAATTTATTTACAGTACCACTTAAAGATGAATTGGTACAAATTTATTACCACGATAATGAAACCGCAATTTTCTTAAACGCCTACTACATTCAGGGACCAATTAATAGAATTCAAAATATTGGATTTGAAAACTTTAATCAGTCGGGAAAATACACGGATATCAAAGGTATCCAAGTTTTGGGTGCTAAGAATCTTAGAAACAATGATGGAACATACAAAGATGTCGACCCAGATGGTGTTTTCCCTAATCCTGGTGACGTTGCACAGATTGGTAGAGGGTCTACCGATGTAATACAAACAAATGACACCCTGTTAGTCCGTGCGGGTAAATATAAAGGTAAATTAACAGGCGATTCAAATCCCGTTGGTAACCCTAACCGAGCGTTTCTACAATTGTCTAAGTTCCAAATAAAAACATCTTTGGGGAAACCCCAATTGTTTATAGATGCTAAAGTAAAAAACATCCAAGTAAAATATTTGGTTGAATGGGATATTACTAACCCCGAAAACCAATTTACAACAGAACAAGTTTATAGTGGGGCAATCAGACTATACAGGTTATTACCAAATGACAATACTCAGTCAAAAAATTTGAGAGTAGATTCAAATATTGAACAATATAAGTTGATTATGAATCAACAAGATTTTTCAAATCTAAATCTTAATGAAGTAATAAATTTATTTAACTCTTACATTCAAACTTGTAATTCAAAAACAAAGTGGATTAATGGTGATGTTTTATTCAGTATAATTGAAGATAGATATCCGATATATTTTAGACCAACAAATAGAGTTTATAATTTGATGCTGAATTCTTCTGACATTACAACAAAACAAAACATAAGCCAAGTTTACACTCAAATTAAATTAAATCCAAATGACAAACAAAGTGGATATGGATTAATTTATGCTTTAGATAAGGTTGGGGAACCTGTTAATGTTTCTTTCAAGGGTGTAACCCCAACTGAAACAATTGAATTACCTGAGACCCACGCAGCTCTCGCAGGTCAATACGTTTACCTACTATCACAATATTCACAAATTCCGGGAAAACAAAAAGTTAATTTTCAAAACAATTTGTATGGTATTAGTGAGTCTCAATTTAACACTCAGATACAACCTAATACATCAAGTACTGTTAGAGGTGAGGAGTTGTTAGAATTGTTAAATATTATCGTAAGGTTCATGATTACACACGAACACGGATATCCTGGTGAACCACCTGTAAGTGTTACACAAGACGGTTCAACAGTTCAAGGAGTTCTTCAAGAATTAAATAATGCCTACGAAAAAGTATTAAATCGATATATTCGCTTGAATTGATATTTATTATTAAAAGATATTAATGTCAATTTTAAGGTCATATTTCAAAAGGAATAATACACTAATTTCCAATCTTTACACCAACACAGCAAGAAATCCTGTGATTGAATTAAACTTCGGTGCATCTGATTTGATTGTACCAAATTTCGGATTCACGAGATTTATCTTCGATTTAGATTTAGACTACCTCCAAGAACAAATTGCCTCAGGTGTTATTTCCACGGGTTGTACCTCGGCTATGACACACACACTTCAAATGACTAATACATCATCATTTGAGTTAGACTTGATTAATACCAACATGTCTAATGGAAGAAAAAGAGCAACATCATTTGATTTAATCTTATTTAGGATACCAAAATTCTCGGGTTCAACAGGAAACCCCCAAAATTGGGACGAGGGTGTTGGTTATGATTACAACTTGTATGGTACTACAAAAAATGGTGTCTCAGGTTCTATGACATCTATTGAACAGTATAATGATGCCATGTACTCCAACAGACCATCAAACTGGTATCAAACAACAACAGTAACTAATTGGTCTCAACCAGGGATATACAACAACACAAACTCTCTAACAGGGTTGACAGGTTTAAATTACTCAGCAATCACCATTGTTGATACACAACATTTTGAGTTAGGTAATGAGGATGTCAATTTTGATATGACCGATGAAATCAATTCAATTTTAGATGGTTCATTAACAGGTGTTACAGGATGGGGTATTGCCTATAAACCTGATATTGAAAGAATAACAGGTCTTACAGAATCGTATTCGGTTGCGTTTTTTGGTAAGTATACACAGACATTCTATCAACCATTCCTACAAACAACATTTGACGATATAATTAAAGACAATCGTAATCTGTTTTTGAAGAATCAAACAAACAAATTATATTTGTATGTTTATCAAAACGGTGATTTTGTCAACTTAGACAATTTACCAACTGTTAATATTGAAGAGTCTGACGGTAGTTTAGTGCCAGGTGCAACGGGATTAACAACTTGTTTGGTGACAAAAGGTGTTTATGAGGTAACCGTACCAAATGTATTTACAACACAACCCACTCCGTGTGTATTCTATGATGTTTGGAGTGATTTATCAATCAATGGTCAATCTATACCTAATATAACAAACCAATTCATTCTACAACCTTTCAGTAATGGAATCAATATAGGGACACAATCAAGAGAGCCAGAAAAATTTGGATACGACTTTTACGGAATTCTTCAGAACGAAAAGATACTTAACACCGAAATCAGAAAAGTTGGTGTTGTCGTAAAACAACAATGGAGTTCAAACATACAAGTTCCTAATATCGACATCTATTATAGAATATATGTAAGAGAAGGAACGACAGAAGTCCAAGTTCAGGATTGGACTCCTGTAAATCGTACCCCAAATGAGTATTATTTCATGTTTGACATGAGAGACAAAATACCTAACGAATATTTTGTTGATATAAAAGTGAATACAAGTGGTGAGAAAGATATTTATAAAGACACACTACAATTCCAAATAGTGAATAAGAAATGAAAAGAGTCGTAAAATTATCAGAAAGTGATTTAACCCAAATCATCAAAAGAGTTTTGAATGAAGGGGGGGATATGGAAACTAACAGATATATGTTTTTTTCCAATTTAGAACAAATTAAACGTCAATGTGAAATTCTCTTAGACATGAATGTTGACGAAATCACACAAATTCTTGATAATGGACACGATTGGGCGGATGACCATATTAGCGAGGCTAAGAACAATATGGACCAAGTTTTTGATTTCTTAATGAATGAGACTCAACACGAGGGATATGAAGATGATGACATGATGACCGAAGGTAGAAAAAAAACAGGAACAAAATTGTGTGCTCGTGGTAAATCTGCAGCAAAATCAAAATTTGATGTATACCCATCAGCATACGCTAATGGATATGCTGTTCAAGTGTGTAAAGGTAAACAACCTGGCTTAGACGGAAAAAAACGTTGTTCTGGGGCATACTGTTGATTTAATACAAAACTTTTTATTATATTTGTAGTCAAGTTCATCAATTATGAAACGACAACTACACACTCTCAGAAGACTTATTCAAAAATGGTCAATATCTGCTATTAGACTTGTACAAGTACCCGAAAAAAAATCGGAATACGAAAGAGACGCTGTTAATATCTGCAAGAAATTAATAAAACTATCCGATTCAGTTTTGTTATTAACACCAATTAGTGGTAAAAGGTACATAACTCACGAAACTCAACAAATATCAATTATTTTATCCGCAAGTTCAATTCAAATCATCAATCACACCTATTCATATACGGTATTTCTTGGTGATAAAGAATGGCAAAAATTGATTGACTTCTTCAATGAAGAGGTTGAGGATAGACGAAAAGTTTTGGAAGACGAAATAACTTCAAATATTAAACATTCACTACAAAACATTTTAGTTAATATAAAATGAAAAACAATGCGTTCAAACATACTCTTTGGATTGGAGTATTCATTATTACAATGTCTTCATTATTAACAATATTAATTGGTATTAATGTTTACGGTTTCTTGGAGGATAAAATATCACTAAGTAAAAATACACTAAAAACCGAAAAAGATTATGAAGTTGATGACGATACACAAAAAATTATTTACGTCCAAGTACCAATTAAAGAGGTAGTTAAGGAAGAAACTAAATTAGTTAAAAAAGTTGAACCTATAACTAAGTTAGACTCCCAGCCAATTGAAAAACCTATTAAGGATACTACAATAGTTAAAGATTCTACATCTTTGTTAAATGCTCATTAAGGACTTTTAGTATTAAGTCTCTAACGGATTCATTTTGTTTTTTTGGTTTGTATGAAACCATTGTTGGTTTATTACCTTTACCAACTTTAGGGTCTTTCTTTTCTTCTCTTCTTTTTTGAGCACATGCCGCCTTTTTTTGTGAGTCTGTCATTTTAGAGGCAACACCCGCAGCCCTACACTTAGGATATCCTTTTGGGTCGGCGTCAGGTCTACCACATGGTGGGTGTCCACCACCTTCTTTTTTTCGACATATGTTAACCCAAGGACCTTTTGGTTGTTTAGAACCTTTTGGTTTTTTCTTAGTTCCAAACCATACCGCCAAATCTTCTTTTAGTAAATGTTCTAAAACAGGTTGATAGTCAGATTTTGGTAAATTTGCTAATTTTTTAATATAATTCGGAGTTCCGGGCTCATTAATTTCTTTTGGAGTATAACCATTAAATGGATTACCATCTGCATCGTTTTGTTGGAACATTTGTTTGGCCATTTTGGCTAATTTATTAGCCCTGTTCTCTTCTTTTTTGATTTGCTCAGGAGTTCTTTCCATTTTACCATCGTAAGAATCGTAAGCCAAATCTGCACTAATGTATTCAGAAACAGGTGTGTCAAAAGGTGCCAAAGAATCTTTTTGCCAAATTTGAGGTGCTAAATTAACCGGAATTCTATAGGAACCAACATGACCTACAGTCGACGCTTCACTCAATTTGTTTTTTTTCATTTCTTTACTATATTAATAAATATCATTATGGAAGAAAACAATCAAAAACCTATTGGTGAATTATTTGGTAATATATCTTACCATTCTCCCGAACAATTAAATCTTTTAATTGATAATTTAGATGAAGAGCAAGCTGTAATTATGATTAAATTTGCATGTGAAAAGGCCCTTTATTCGGGTATTTTTACACTTTCAGAAACTGAGATACTTTTAAAATCGTTAAGAAAGTTTCATAGTAACCAATAAAAAAAGGGGACCTTGTGGGTCCCCTTTCTATTAAATCTGAGATAGATTATCTCAATTCTCTCAAGTCGAATGTTCTAACACCATCAACTGTGATTCTACCATAGAAACGGTTGTTAACCATTTTCTTAGCGTATCTTGTCATGATACCCTTGATAGGTGTAAAGTTGAATGGGTTATACATTGTAGGAGTTAATTGTAGAGGTACATACGGTGCGTAGATGTAACCTGTATCAAGTAACGATGTTCCTTTGTGTCCTAACAATACTTGGTTTGCTGGGAAGTAAGGGTCACGATAAACCTGATATCTACCTGCCAATGTTCCAACTCTCTCAATACCCATGTTGTATTGGTCTTGCTCAGGAGCTGCGTTTGATACGTGGAAGTACTCCAAGTCATCAAAGATAGCAGATACCTCAGAAGATACTACAATCCAGTTAGCCCCACCTCTAAGTGTAGACTTGTGGATTTGAGCTGAGATTTGGTTGATTGCTGTGATAAGAGTTTGGTTCCAGTCCTTCTGAGTGTAAGGAACTGCGTTAGCACCTAATCTCTTCCACCCGTTGTAGTCCCAACGTAAGTTCCAAGCCGCACCTTTTCTAAGGTCTCTTAAGATTTCACGGTCAATTTCAGCCGCAACTTGCTCAGATAACAAAGCTGTCAATTCAGCTTCAGCATCGATGTTGTGGAATGCCGCAACGTCTTGTGCCATTTCAGGTGACCATTGTGCTCTCAACTTTCTTTCAGTAACAGATACTGTTACAGACTGAAGGTCGAAAGATACTTCACCAATCTTATCTTCAAATTCAAGATTCTTGTAAATCTTGTACTTAGTAACAAACGCATTGTTTGCTGCTGAAGAAGACGAGAATGGAGTACCACAATAACCGTCAATTGAGTTTGTAGAAACTGTACATGGAGTAGTTAAATCAACTTCTAAGTAAATTTTACCTTCAGCATCACAAGTGTCATAGTAAGTACCACCGTCAGTTCTAGAACTTGGGAACGCCAAAGTTGTGTTAGTTCCGTATTGTACAATACCCTTACCATATCTTTGAGTTACAACTCTAAACAAGTAGTTGTTGTTTACGTTTGCTTGAGTGTAGACGTTACCAGATTTACCTCTGATTGTCAAACCAGCCAAGAAAGTTTCAGTATCCATAGGTTGACCGTCAGGACCGATAAGTTTACCAGCTCCCTGATTTGAGAAACCGGACATAACAACCAACACTTTAGTAGTTGCTGAGTTGTAAGCGTATGCTTCAGGTACCATAACGTCACCAACCCATTTAACAGTTGCGTTATCTGAAGTGTATGCAGTCCACTCACCTCTTGAGTAGTCGTAAAGACCTGGTGGGTCTAACGCTGGTTCGTTACCTTCGTAGAACTTGTCATACAAGTCTTTCTGAATGTTTGGATTGTAACCACTGTTAGGTGTTTGACCTGAAGAAGCGTTAGGTGCTCCGTAAGGTGCGTAGTGTTGAGCGTAGTCTGCAGTTTCAACTTCGTATTCCTGAATGAAAGGAACGAAGTAAAACAACTTACCGATTGGAAGGTTCATTGCTTGAACTGAAACGATGTCGTTAGCCAAAAGTTTAGAGAAAACTCTTCTTACAATTGGGAAAACTACAGTTTCGAAAGAACCTGAGTCAGCAGTTGTTGACGCTTCGTTGATGAGGTGAGATGCTTGGTTTTCATATAACTGAGCAACGTTCTCTTTTAGGTGACCTTTTAAGCCTTCTAGGAACCCTAATTTGTCCCATTTGTTGATTGTATCTTCTTTGATAACTTTAAGGTGCTTAAGACCGATGTTACCAACAAGACCTGATTCTAATAATGCTCCCATTTTAGTATTTGGTTTTTTTTTATTTTTAGTTTATTTACATTTTCGACATTAAATCCTTAATTCTCATGAACTGAGGATTTTCATATGTCTTGGACTCAATCAAATTCTGTGCTGAACCTGAACTCATTGAATTGTTAACAGCTTTGTCAACACTTTCATTGATGCTCTTAGCGTCAACTGAACCTAACTCGTCCTTTAGAGTTTTGTAGAGTTGTTTTGATTCTTTTAAAGTTTCTACAGAATCAAATCTTCTCAGGATGTTTATTTTTTCTTTTTTGGTAGTAGAATGTTCTGTGAACAATCTGGTTGCGTAAGCCAAGTTTGAATTAAATACCGCAACTTCGTTGAGTTTTTCTCTGAACACATTCAATGCTTTTCTATACTCTTCGTTTTTCTCTCTAAGTACTTTCATTTCAGTTTCCAAAGCCCCAACCGATTCTACTTTTACACCATTGTTGCCGTAATTGTAGTTTCTGTTATTTGTGATACCTTTTCTCAAACCTCTACCTTCTTTAGAGCCCATTCCATAAGTTCTAGCAGCTTCTTTAGTTTCCTCTTTTTCGTAATCCTTGTAGTGTCCTTTTTTCTCACCAGCTTTCTTTTCAACACCATCTACATCCTTACGTTTGTATTCATGTTTTTTAGAACCCCAGTTCTCTTCCATTTCACCCTCTTTAAATTCGAATTTAGCTTTACCAGTTCCCATAGTTTTTGGACCCTCTTTTTTCTTTTCGTCGAAACCCTTTTTAGGTAATGTTTTACCATACTTAAATTTAGGATTTCCCATTCCAACGCCTTTTGGTTTTACAGTCATCTTAGCTTCTTCAAGATGGTAGTCTTCTGAACCCATTTCTTCCATTTCGTCATATTCCATCATTTCACCATCTTCGTCTTCATCCGACATTTCGATTTCATAAACTACTTCCTCTTCTTCGTCATCCATGTGCATGTCTTCCATGTACATATCTTCCATTTCAGTCATTTCTTCATCTTCTTCGTCAAGTCCTAAAGCACTTAAAACAGCTTCAAGGTCTGTATCTTCTTCGTCCAACTCTTCGTTGAATTCCATAGAATCTTCCTCTTCTTCTGATTCATCTAACTTTACAATGTACTCAACATCTTCATCAGTATCTTTGATGTGTACGTCTCCACCGTCTTTTTTGACAATGATTCCGTCTTCTTCACCCATAGCTTTGAAGATTTTTAAGATTTCTTCGTCTGAAGCGTTTGTTAAATCGATGGTTTCCTCGTCACCCATGTCCATTTCCATGTCACCCATTTCCATGTCATCCATTTCGAGTTCACCCTCATCGTTATCTGCTTCATCGTCCATAGTCATGTCCAATTCTGCATCGACTTCAATCTCATCTTCAGTTTCCTGTTCAGATAAAGATTCTTTTACTAGCTGACTGATTTCTTCCTTCATTGTAGAAGCAAGTATTCCTTTTGCGTTCTCGGCTATAACATCTTCAACATTTTTCATTTGAATCAAAGCCTCTTCAACTAAATTTTTAGTATCTTGCATTATTTTTTTTACTATAAATATACCCCCAAACAAAAAAAATCCATTTGTAAGGTTTCCTTATAGAAAAAAACCTAACAAATGGATTAAAAAAAAAGAGTGGGATAACCCACTCTTAGTTTATTCGATTACTTCATCAATCTTACTTTCACCCACTGAGAAGATTCTCCAATCGTGTTGAAACCCTTGATACTTCTCAGTAACCTTAGCCTCAACATCGGTAACGGAATAACCTCTTACCAATTTTTCTTCTCTGATTTTTTTTAATCTACCTGAATTTTCGTCGGGTAACTCGTAAACAACTTTTGCAATAAAGAATTTTTCGTCCATAATTAATTTAATTTTATCTTCCCAAAAAATCGGATAATTTTTTCATTAAATCAACAGACTTTTCCATTCCATGACTATTTTGGTGTTGTTTTTTTTCCTCATCAAGGTTTTCCTCGTACTTGTTCCTATCATCAGGATTACTAAACAGGTATGCTCCTGGCGTTGATGGTGAAGATACCAAATCAAAACAGATTAATTCAAAATCTTCTTGAACTTCATTTTGTTCCCCAACCTTTTTTAAAGAACCCACTCCACGAGAAGATACACCCATAGTGACACCTTGTCTCATTAAGTTAGCTGCAATGTCCCCTTTGGTAGATACAATACCTTTTTCATGAAACCCTGGTGAAGTTAATAGTTTTAATTTACCCATAAGGATATTCCCATCCCACCATATGTCAGTAATTAAGTGAGATACTCTATCTAAATCAATTAGAGATGATTCAGGGTGATTTAATTCAGAGGTTGACAATCCTTTCTTGATTGCTGTTTTATATTTTTCAGATTCTCTTTTTAAGATTTTTTCAGGGTATACACGACCATTTCTATTTGGTACACCATACTTTTGTAATACCGCATAAAACTCGAATGGATTTCTATAATCCAATTCTTTTTGTTCCCTTAATATTTCTGAATTTTTTGGGTCAGATGGAGAGACATATCCCGCATCCATTTCCACTAAAATACCTTTACCAACTTCACTGGCGTTTAAAATTCTATAATCCTTCATTATATCTTTTATCTGATAAATATAAAGTTATAGTATTGTTTGCTCGTTAGAGGGATTTTTAGTAGAAGAAAAAAGAAATTTATTGTTTTTAACAATACAATTTTTGTAAATTTCTTTAATAATCTTTTTAACCGAATCTTTAACTTTTGGTGATTTAAAATCAATTTCGACTTTAGTAAACAAATTTATTTCTAAGTTCATAAAACTTTTTTTACCTACTTGGATTCCACTTGTTCTCAAATCTAAATCTACAATAAAATTTTCTTGAAAAATTTCTCTATTAAGACTTTCATATACAGAGTGTTTGATTTCTCTTGATAAATTACCTACTATTCGATTCCAATTTTCATATTCGTCTTTTGGTAATACCCACGTTTGTAAGTTTATGTATAGTGATTTCAAACTTTTAGAATCTACTGTACCGAATGATGTTTTTAACGAATCATATTGATTGATTTTTATTGTTTTTCCTTTTTTCATTAAGAAAATTATTATCTTTTTATTGTGTTAACAAAATTATAGGTGAATTTTGGTCTATTACCAAATATTTCTTGTATATGTTGAAAGTAGTAGTAAAAGGTAACATAGAGAAATCCCTCAAGGAGTTGAAGGGAAAAGTAATCAAAACTAAGCAAACAAAAAAACTCCTTGAGCTCAAGGAGTTTGAAAAAAAATCGGTGACTAAAAGACGATTGAAATTAATCGCCTCATATAAAGAACAACTTAAGAGTCGAGAAGAATAGATTCCCCAAGTTGTTTCAATCTAACGTAATTTACTTGGTCGTATTTTTCTGACTTAATTTTTTCAATTGTTTCAGAAATAGTTTTTACAACATCTCCTTCAGATTCGGAGTCTTTAACTTTATTTAATTTTTCTATTGTAGATTCTTTGAGTTGTTCAAACTCTTTTTCCAAATCTTCGTTTTTAGATGCGATGACATGAAACACGTCTTTTTTAACATTCTCATCTAAATTCTCCAAATATTTTTGAATTGTTTGGTTTGCAATTGAAACCATTGATTTTAAAGGAATCTTTGCAACTGTCTCCGTAAGTTTTGGTTCAGATGTTAAAACCGATAAAATCTTTTTCTTAGATTCAATTCTTTCTTGAATATTAATACTATTCAAATAAACCAAAATATCCAAATCTTTGTAATTGTTAGTTACGTTGTCCCCCTTGTTAGGTAACTTACTATTTTCAAGAATTTGTTTTATCAAAGAAATACCTTCTTCTAAATATTCTTTTGCTTCAACCTCAGTCAAACCTTTAGGTGTTGATAGGTCGTCATACAAAGAGTATAACTTAGAGAATGATTTATTTTCTAAAATATTGTGTTTGAACTCCCTGAGAGTTTTTTTAAAATCGGCAGGGTTACTGTAAGATTCCAGTAAGTTTTTTTCGATGATTGATTTAATTTGTCCGAAAGTCATTTTGTGAGGGGTTATTATGATTCATAAATAAATATTACGAACCAAGTAACTTATCCAATTCCTCAGCAATTTTTCCTAAGTTTTGTTGACCAATACTTAAATCAATACTTTTTGACCCAAACATATCGTTTTCTAAAAGAATATTCATTTCTTTTTTATTCATGGATTCGGGTGTTACCTCACCTGCTGGGGCTTCTGTCGGAGGGGCCGTTTCACCACCTGCTTCAGGTTCACCACCAAACTCAGCACCGCCTCCACCTAATCCAGGGAATTCTGCACCAACAGGTTCACTAACTTCACCTGGAGGAGCTGCGGGTGCTCCTGCACCTTCTTTAGTTCCATAAAGTTTGTCAAGAGTATCAAAGATACCTGTTTTAGGTATAACTGTAGGAGTATTCTTAAGTTCTTCACCAATTGCTCTTTCCATTCTCTGTTGCATCAAGTCTACCTTGATTTCATCATCAGACCATCCAAAGATATGTTTCTTAGCCCATGTTGAAGATGCTGGTTGAATACCATTACCTGGGTCGGTAACAACATCTTTATACAATAACATTTTCTCTTTCCACAAATCAACTTTTAACAAGTCTGCTTGTGTAGATGGGTTTGTAAGACCTAAAGTAAAGTTTGAAATTTCTTCTTCAAATCCAAGTAAGAAAAGGTGAATAATTGCAATCTTATTCAGCTCTTGTAACATAGACTTTTGGATTCTGTTGATAGTACGTGCAAAACGAATATCTTGAAGAGCCAACGATTTACCATCACCAACAACTTCTTCAAATCCCAAGAATGCTTTTGGAATTCTCAAAGCGGTAACCAATTTTTTCTGAATGTACTCGATATCGGCAATTTCAGAAAGGTTAGTGGCACCTGGTAATGTTTCAATAGGAGAAGGTTGTGCCGGGTCACGTACAGGAATAAAGAAGTCTTGGTCAACAGCCATTTGGTTGAATCTCAAGTCAACTTC